ATTAACATGCTGTACATGCACATGATTTACAACAACAGTCGAAGCATTTCCTGTAAATGTTGGCGCGGCAACAGTTCCGGCGGGTGTGCCTGCTGTTATCGCCGCGTGCTGGTGAGTTCCCAATGCACTACCCGCGAACGTCTGCGCGGATGATGCTACTGTTTTCGCTCCGCCTGTTTCCTCAGCAGTATCGAAATCCGTGTCTCCCGAATCTAATCCAACTAATACTCTACCTGCTCCAAACGCCGCCCATGTACCATAACCTAAAAGCGTTGCTGGATTAGTAGATACAACAGAAATGAACACAGAGCCGATAGGAAAGGCTTGACTAGCAGGAGCAAACGCTCCCTTAGGACGTTGAATATTCAGACCCATTATTCGTCATACTCCATTTCCGTTATTGTTCCTTCTATGTTATTGCCACCATCACGTTTCACCTCTTGTATCTCACGTTTCACTTTAGGCAATTTCACGTCAGCAGGCTTGACTTCAATCTTATTCTCAACATTGATTGGAGTAGGATTGACTTCTACATTGACAACAGGAGCTTTCATTGCTTTCTGTTCCGGTATCTTATTCTCCACATGGACATCAGGCGGTTTATTCGGCTCTATATTTGCTGTGATGCTAATGTTGTTAGGCTGATACGTTGGTTGAGTGAATGATATTGCTTTGATCGTTTCTCGCAATGCTTCAATCACTATCATAGCATCAGGATCAGGGATACCAAATTCAGACTTTAGCACTCGTTGACGATGTTCTGAAAGATGCTTGAACTCATATTCACCAATGTCATTCGGCTTATTCTCTTTCAATCGCCGCTTGGCAAATGCTCTGAATTTCTTCTCCTCATCATCTTCATCTTCTTTCGTAGTCTCAACTTTTACTAGTTCTTGACCTCGCACATCTAATTCTTCTTTCGCCTGTGCTACATCTTGAGTAGCATTGGCAATATCAAGATTATCTTCAAGAGATAGCGACTGTTGCGTCATTGCTGTCTGATAGTATTCAGTACCAAGTAGCTCATTCTCCAGCATATCCAATCCCATTTCGACCAGAGCGTCATTGCGATTGATGATCCTGCCTTTATACGCTTCTCTAGCACGAGTCCATGCCGCATCCCTATCTTCCTGTAGTGCTTTGACTTCGCTAATATCAAAGCGTAGCACATGATTTGGATTGACAGAGAAGTGAGGCAATATATCTTTAGTGTATCGTTCAGCTAAGAACTTCCATTGTGATGTTACATATTCCTCATACCACGCTCTCCTAGCTTGCTCATAATTGCTATAGGTTGATCTATCCATTCCTGACTTAGCAGAGACTAGAATAGGCGGGACTGAATATCCCATGCAGATACGAGTTTCACTTCTAGCATCTACTTCTGGAAAGACCATTTCTCGAAACGTCTGACCCATCTGTTGATACTCTAATCCCTTGCCAACAACGACAATATCACCAGCATGATTATATCCACCATGCACATCATGGAATCTCTGTTTCGCAAACTCAGCATCCTTTTCATTTATCACTTGATCTGATTTCAATAGACCGCTAACAAATGCGCCATTCTGTAGGAATTGACTTACCATCGTAGTCATATTGTTATCTATTTTGATTACATCGGCTAACACAGTTGTAGGCGACAATGGTTTCAATCCAAAATAGAGAGGATCAGCATACATCATCAATACTATTTTATCTCTATCAATGTCAACTCCAGGAAGTCCAGTATAAGGCTGATAGCGAATAGCTCTAAGTAATCTCCCTTCACCACGCATGAACGAACAGTATTGTGGCATCATCGGCCATATGTTTATCAATGAGCCGTTATTAGCGAAATCCTTTTCCCATCCTATCACTCCAGCAATATCAAGATACATCTGATTAGCACTATGGAAATCAGTCTCACTTACATCAGGACATGGCTGTTCCATGAACTGATAGAACTCATCATTATCTACGACTTCATCTAATTCCTTGTCATAGATTTCAAGTGATGGTTCACTGATCGTTTTCATCTTCAATGCGATACAAGCGTAAGCGACTTCATTAGTACGATAGCCTAGATTAGATAATGTCCAAGGAATAGGCTGTTGATATTGTGGAGCCGTTACCTCATATGACGGGAAGTATTGTGCATACGCTTCCCCAGGGCGCAATCCCATTTGAACAGTAGAATTGATCTGCTGTTGTCTTACGTATTCGTTCTGTGTTGCAATAAGTTCTTGAAGATACGGCATTGTTACCTCGTTAGCTTCCTTAGTCTTGCTAATAATGTATTATCTCTCTCGGCTAATAATAAGACTTGCTCTAAATCCTGAATAGCGTTGTCAACAAAATAGACTTTAGCGCCTTTACCAATACGACGTGCTACCTGTTTCGCAATAGCGACACTGAAATTAGCGTAGATACCTTTATCATTCTTCAGCCATCCCTGAGCAGGAATCCATATTCCATACATCGGCTTTTCGTCAATAACATCACTGTTCATAATTGATTTTCCAGTTCCATGTATCCATAACAATTGCTTGACGTATAATCACGATGTGATAAAATAGTCTTACCCCCCAACGCCGAAACGATATACTGTCGTTGAAGCAAACGAAGCCACTTTGTCAATAGATAAGGTGGTTTTCGTTTTACAATTTCAGCATAATCCACCCCCCAACGACCGAACGAAACCTGTGCATTGAAGCTAAGGCTTGTTTCATACGACAGGCGCCGAGAGGCGTTGGGGGGTCTATTTGTCATCATATAGTTTCACATTAGAATATCTGCATAGGAACAGTACAAGTGTACAATCCTATTCCTAGTCCTATCACAGTATCGTCATGACCTTCACCATCTGCGGCTAGACGCCATATACCGGACGGTAACTGTGTTGATACGAATGTCTGCATCTCGTGTCGTTGAACAGGATGATCCTGCAATTTCCATCCTCCAGTATGAATACTCTCATAGAGATTAGACATGATGTATGCTTTACTCTCGTTGTTCGTGACAAACGGTTGTACTTGTAATCCATCAGCTTGCAATGCTTCGATATTGACAGAGCCGATTGAATTACTCTCCGCTCCTAATCTCACACAATGCCATTTGTTATACATGTCTCTTATTCGATGACGTTGTTCTGCCCATGCTAGTTTTCTCATATGTAATAGATCAACTTGTCTCTTAGTCGTCTTATCGAGGATAGGCATAGCCGTATAATCCGATGATTGACCGAAGTCTAGTCCAGCATAATATTCGTGAGTAGGATCATATTCAACATCCATTGGCGCCGTGAATACATTTGACAGATCGCCAAAGTATGATGAACCGGATGTCAAGAAGCATGTGATAGCATCTTCTGGATATTCCTGCTTGAATAATGACTTCAACTCTCTAATCTTATTGCGTCTCCATTTGATTTGAGATTGACTAAGATTATGCTTCTTGACCAGCTCCAATTCCTCATCGCTGTATCTAATAGTCGTAGCATCTATAATTTGATAGCTATCATCCCACCACCAGGGATAGAAATGTAATTTCCATACGCTGTCACCTGACATCGCCTCCATGCACAATTCATAGAAGAAACCCTGTGCGCCGTTAGGAGTAGATTCAAGAATAACATCTGGATTACCACCTTGCATTGCTCCAGCTATGATCGCCTCGGCATCTTTCCAGAACGCTACTTCTGATCCATGCATATCCGTATATGTATCACCACGACCAATTGTAAGATTACCAGCCGTGCCAATAATACAAGATGAGTCAAACTCTGGATAAGTCGTCAATGAAGCATTAGCATATTTACGTAATGGCTGGATGTCACCAAACTTGCAATTGTCATAGAAGCGATCCGCCATCAATCTTAGTTTAGCCGTCGTATCTCCATCATGAGCAAGTGTTATTGTCGTTCTTGTTTGTGTCACTGTGCGTCTGAATAACTCGGCTTGGACATAAGTCGAGAAACCTAATTGACGTGCTTTTAGAATTAGATCGCGGTCAGTTCTGTTCCTATGGAAATGTTGTTGCGCCTTGTTATAGCGAAATGGGACAAGTCTTTTCTCCTTGTCCAGTATCTTCAGGAATGTAGATGAGAATAGCTCGCTACTCTTTACTACTTGACTTGGTGTCAGTGTCATCGTCTGCATGATCTATAAACTCTTTCCATAACAAAGGCTTACCGCCGGAGGTAACATCAATCATTTGAGATAGTGGAACCTTGCCATATGCGTACTCTAAAAACTCCTTCATTTGTTTATCGGCCATCATCAATCCGATAAAAGCGGCACGGGTTATTTTCTTTCCTTCATGTTCGACTTCTTCATTTGCTATCTGTTGAAACAATTCACGTAGTTGGTCAAATGTTTTTGGCCTGCCTTTCAAATTACGTCGTTCATCAAATCCCTTTTTGAATGGTTTCAGTCCAGATATATTACGTTTCTTTTTCTCAGTCATAATGCACACCTATTACACAGTGTTGCTGTGTAAATCAAGATATGAAGTAACATTTTCTAAACCCGTATTTTCTAATATTCCGATGATAGTATTACATTTATAGCAAAGCAATCCTCGTATTTTATTTGTCTGATGGTCATGGTCTACTGCTAATCTAGTTATTCTGTATACTCCTTTATATCTCTGTTTTTTTGTTTCTGGCTTTTTGCAAATAGCGCATACGCCATTTTGTTTTTCAAACATATCTTCATATATTTTA